ATTTTAAGGAAAAGCTTAAGCAAGTACTTCATAATATAAATTATGTATACAAGGAAAGTCTTAACAAGTACTTTTTGATAGGATAATATGACGAATTGTTAAAAATTATCAAGTTTTAAATAACGGTGACAATTATGGAGCTTCAATAGATATGATTGATACAGGTGTTGATATAATAGCAGCGATCGGAGCGCCAAATAAGAATATTACTTCGTATAATGGTACATTAGATGATACAACCGGAGCAGTTTATTTATCAAGGATCTACTTCGATACAGAAGAATATAAATATACAAGATATGAATTTGATGTATTAAGTTTAGCATCTGATTATTTAAAAGATGGATATATTGTAGATCCAGAAAATAGTTTATCAGATGCTTATCAATTTGGTTTATCAGTTAGGTTAGCATCAATTGTAAATCATGAAGGTTATGGGAGATATGTTGGTGTATCTATAAAATCATCTAATTTGGTATTTCCAATTTTTTATGAATATAATGATGATAATCCAATGAACCCGAATACCAGTTATTTAAGTAATTATAAAAAAGAAATGATTACAACTGAAGGATCTCTTGCATTTTCTAGTGTTACAAATGATGATTGGCGCGACGGACAATTTTTAATAGCTTTTTCTTATTTAGAGAATAATTCACCCACTATTAAACATTTTTATATTAAATATGGTCTTGAGAATGAATTTGCAGGTGAATCAATAGATGTGTTAATATTAGATAGAGCTAATCTATCATCTACAGATGATATTGACGGTTATGGTGAAAATATTAAAATATATTCAAGAGCTTATGAATATGTAATTGCAACATCAGGAGCAATTATAGATACTGAAATAGAAACTGAGCAAACAATTTATAAATTTTTTTCGGTGTCTTATCAAGTTACAATTGAAGGAGAAACAACCTATTATCAATTTTATGAAGCTGGAGAAACAGATTTGTACTCCCCTCCAAATAATACTTTAGGTCTGGGTGAATTTGATATTGGTACATTAGCAACAACACCAACAGAAGACTGGTTAGTATATAGAAATATTGACACAGCTGAAGGTGAAGAAGGTGAAGAAGGTGAAGAAAATGAGGAAAATGTAGACATTGCCACATTGGAAACAGTATTAAATAATGGTAGTTCAATATCAATGATTCTTTTGAACAATTATTCTTACACAGCAACAGCTTTGTAATAGTGTTGATTATTTAGGAGGAATGTCTATAAATGCTTTCAAATATCAAACTATATTAGGCGAGGATTATGTATCTTTCGATGTTATGATGGGTGGAATAAGAAAATATGAAGAACAATCAATATCATTAAAAATTGCAGGTCAATCTTTATCAATAATAGATACTAAAAGTTTTAATTCAGAAAATATGGAATATACTTTGGAGTTATTAAATGACAAAAATTTTGCAGAATTATATAATATTATGGATATAACAATAAATAATGAAAGAGCAACAAATTCGGCACTAATTCAACGCTTACCAATTGATCAACAATTAAAAGCATTAGTTTATTTAGGATTAACTCTAGAAGAACAAATTTCAAATCAAAATGAAGAATTTAACAAGAAATAGATCAAATATCACCATTAATCATTGGTATTGGTATAACGTGATCAATGATATACACATCTTTGTTAAGTTTATTAGGAACATTGTTATCATCCATACTAACTTTACCTATAGGGAATTTAAGTTCAAGATCATAAACTACACCAGATTTATCACTAAACCAATAATCAGTAGGTTCAGAATATTCCGGTTTATCAGTATCAGTAAGTTTTTTAACAGCTGAAATTTTCATCACCTTAATTTTAGTAACCATAGATTTAGGTGAATTAAGACCGTTATTAATTTTCATATCATCAATAGTATCATCTTTATAAGCAGGACCAATATGTTGATCAAAGAGAGAAGGTTCATCAAATTGAAAACATCTATATTCCCCCATCATCATATTATGGTTTCTATTCAACATACAATCGATTGCTGCTTCTTTAACAGTGTCCAAGAAAGATTGGATTAAAGAATCTTTACTTCTAGCGATATTTTCTATTTGCTGATCAGTAGTCCATTTTTCGTTTTTACCTCTAATAGATTTATATCTAAATATATCAACATGTCTTTCATTCATAGGAAGATCTTTATGAGAGCATTGTCTAACAGCACGACCAATCATCTGAGTCATACGAACTTCATGCCAATAAGGTTCCAAAAGATGCACCTGTCTAACATTAAATAGGGAAATACCTTCAGCACCTGCAGGGGAAATCATCATAATTTTAATTTTTTCACCTCTAATATTATCTTTTTTATTAAACATTTCAATGGCTCTAGCTCTTTCAGTAGGATCAATACCACCATGGAACTCCGCATATCCATGATGTTCTTTAGGTTTTTTTAAAAAGTTAGCAAATTCGAAATATTTAAGATAGATTTTAACTATTTCGAGACCTTCCATTAATACATAATTAGAATAGATAAGTACGGAACCTGGGGATGTTAAAATATTAAAGCACATATTTGTAATTTTAGCAGAGCACATTATCATATTTTGGACAAGATTAGATATCTTTTTTTGTTCTCTAAACTTTTCGAAATTCTTGTCTAATTTTTTAAAAACTTCTAAATCGTCTTTAAAGGTGTAGTTTTGTTTTTTATCTAATTCAGCTTTTTCAGCTAAGAAATTATCAAAACCAGATGTGAATTTATCTAAAGCATTCATATAAGCGTTAACACTATCTTTTTTAACTTTTTGAAGATCTTCTTTGGAAGTTCTATTCTCAGATATTTTTTCGGCTACTTTTTCAGATACTCTAAACTTAGAAGGTCTTGGTCTGGCTTCACCATTAATTTTTTGATCAATAAAAGGGAATACAAAATTACAAGATTGTCTTGTGTAAGATTTATATGTGGAAGATCCTTTTTTACCTCTCATTTTGCTTCTTTTAGCGATAGTTTCTTCAATATCTTCAAAATAAGAATAAACTTCTCTTTGGTATTTACTCATAACAACATCGACAGGTTGATCTTTTTTAGTAGCATATAAATCAGGAGTAGCACCAATATAGAAAGAGACTAGGCCTGTAATTCTTCTTTGAAACATATTTTTGTTTGCTTCATTAATAGTTGGATAACCTGATGATGAGACATATAAATGATTGAATTCATTTTCTGATTTAGGGAAGGTTCCTGGTCTTAACAAGTTAAATAATAAAGCTAATTCGTAAGGTGTATTAATTGCAGGAGTACCAGACAAAGCAACAACTCGTGTATCAGAGTTTTCTCTTTTATCTTGAATAATAGCTTCATAAATAGATTGTGCTCTTTTACCTTGTGTTGAAGAGATATTTGAGTATACATTTCTAATAAAATTATGTACTTCATCAATTATATATAATGATTTTTTAGAGGAGTCGACTTTTTTGACTGCATCAGAATATTGTTTGTCAGCATTGGGAGCATCATAATGAACAAAATGTATATTTGCCATTCTAAAATCTTTTTCATTAGATTTTAACCAATCTTCTAAATCTTTCATCCAAGGATTATTTCTAAGAGAAGCTTTAATCATAAGAAAAACATTCCATCCTGGTGTATAGGCATACAGTGCATTATATATATTAATAGCTGATGCAGTTTTACCTGAACCAAGACCATGATAAATAAGTATGTTTCTATACGGTGATTTAAAATCAAGATAACTTGATAAGAAATTTTGGTAAACTCTTAATTCTCTTTTTGTTTTTATATTACACGGATCTTTGCCTTCTTCTCGAACAATTTCAGCAAGTTTATATTTTCTAAAATTAGCAAGAACCCAAGTGGGAAAAAGTCTACCGTTAATTTTAACATCAATATATCTTGATTTAATTGCCGTAGACCTTTCAAGACCATCAATACTATTATCCTTTTTAGTAGAACTCATATATATATAGTGTATCGATATTAATATTTTAATTAACTTAAATTATCTATGAATTATAGAAGATGATAAAATTTTTATAAATAAATTATTCGGATTCAGTATCTAAATATTCGAGATCATCTAAATCTTCAGAATTATACTCGTAAAGTTCCTCACAATCTAATTCAGAATCAGACTCGTCAAAGAAATCCATTTTTTCGAGAGCTTTTTTAGCAGCTTCCTGTTCACCTTTCTTTTTAGAAGTTCCTGTACCAACTCCCATAACTTTGCCATCTTCAGTAGCTACTGACATAGTAAATTCACGTTTAACATCAGTACCATTACCTGATTCAGATATGAGTTCATATTTTGGATCGCCCCATTTTTTCTTATGAAACAATTGTAATAACATATCTTTATAGTTATCTTCATTATAAAGAAGATCAGAAAGGTCAACTTCTTGTTCAATAAGATTAATTATAAAATCTTTGCATAATTGATATCCACCATCAAGATGTAAGGCACCTATAAAACCTTCAAAGACATCTTCTTGAATTTTAGAATTTTGTTCCCTACCACCTTTCTCTTCAATATATTTAGAAATTATAATATACTCATGTAATCCAATAACTTTGCATAATCTAGCAAGAGATTCACCCTTTTCAACTTTGGTACGGAGTTTAGTTAAAAAACCTTCATCTTCAACAGTATATCGTTGATAAAAATATTCTGAAAGAACAGCTCTGATAATAGAATCTCCTAAAAATTCTATTCTCTCATAAGATCTATTTTGCAAAGGTATTGCAGTTTTAATTTCTTTGTCATTCAAAGGTAAAATTTCTTTATCTTTTAATAAAGAATATCTTTTCTTCATTGGGGCTTCAATGTCAACTATCATATAAGATAGATGTATTGTAGATTTAATAAAATTATCCAATTTTCGGACTTTATGCTTTATTTTATATTTTTTAAGAGTGTCATTAATATATTCTTTTGTTATGAATCTATTTTTTGGGTTTAAAATATGATTTACAATTGTTTCATCTATTTCATCTGAATTAATATTATTAGACATATATATTTTAATAAATTAATTTTTTTAAATCAATTTTATACTAAAAAAATGGGTAATTTAGCTCATTCTTCAAGAGCCTGAATGAAACCACCATTAGATTGGTGTTTGTTCCATGTCGAATCGGTTGGATCATGCATATATATTTTACGCCCGTCAGGTTTAATTTCGTCACAATAGGCAGAAACTTCAAAATGGAGCTGTTTGCTGAAAAAATCATTTACAAATCTACAAGTATTGTATGACGGTTTTTGTTCTAAAGTTTTACCTAAAACAATTGCCTTGCCATTATGTTCTTGATAAAGAGGTGTATTATCTTTTCCGAGATTTTTCATCATATTAAACACACTACTTTTATTATGAGTATAACTTTCATAAAGGAATTTAGACAACATATTTTTATCAGCTCTTTTTTCAGAAGTCATTTTATTTTGGCAACATTCTCGATATCTTTGCCCATGAGTAACAAAAGTGTTATCTAATGGGTTTGAAGTTGAATTAAATAGACTATTTACTGAAGCATTGAATTCGGTCATAATATATTATATTAATAATAGTAATTTTATCAACTTTTTTATAAATTTTATAAATTAGATTGATCAATTGGGTTAACAAGTTTAAGATTTTTAATATTATTTATTGGATTACCTGAAGTATTATTAAAAATATATTGAGACTCTGGTTCTTTTCTTGATACAAAAGGCTCGTATTTAAAAATGTACGGTCCTTGTTTTTTCATTTTTTTTTCTTTAATCATTTCAAAATACTCTACTCTTGGATGAACAGAATTACCGATGCAATCAACTTGGAAACTCTTAAAAATAGTATTGCTAACTAAAGTTTTATTTGAGTTTTTATTGAAAAAATTATCTCTCATATCAATTAAATCCGATATCATTTTTTGATAATTATTCATCTCTTTATTCTCTTTATTAGTTCGATGTATGATTGCATAAATCATGCAATAAAGTAGTGTTAAATCAAAACTTCCAATAATAACATAGTCATTCTTATTAAGATTTATTTTAGAGTAAGGATAACATTTTTTATTAGTTCCTTGCATCCTGAGTATAAGATTATTTTGATTATCATAAACATTGCAAGAATGAGGAGTAAATTGAAAATAAGGATAATGTTCAACAAATTTCAGATTTTGATCTAATTTTTTAAGTTGTTCTTTAATTTGTTCTCCTTGTTTTTCATAATCAACTAAAATAAGTTCAAAAGGTGGATTATTTAAAGGTCGAATGTTATTATTTTCTGATTTTTTTAAAAATTGATTATAAGCAAAACCTCCAACAACAATTAAATCTTCTCTATTTTTAATTATATTAAGTATATCATCGTAAAGTTTTTGAGATAAAGGTTTCATATCAATATTATTTTTAATTTTAAGTAGAGGATAGTGTTTTTGAAGTTTATAAAATCTAGGCATGGTTTTTTCTAATCTCCAATAACTAACTAAAGGATCTGTAAACATTCTAAAAAAATCTATCATCATAAAATGGGGGTGTATAACTTTGAACCCCTCTAATTCAACAAAAGGCATTCTATTATAAACATTCTTTGGAACATAAGTTATATCACAATATAAGAAATCATTTGCAAAAACTGAGTAAGTATCTTTATGTTGTGCTTCTTTACCACGAGGTTCTTTAAAACCCGCATCATGTAAAAGATTAGTGATTTTAATTAAATCTTGAATTGGTTCAGGAGAATAGAAATCGATATCTGCAAATTCAAAATCATTATAAATGGCATCAGCAGGGTTTTTATCTTTTAAAAGTAAATTTAGAGCATACCCTCCATAAACTTTTCGATTATTTTCTTTGATAAAATTATTAATAATTCTCATAGCTCGATCTCTTTCAGGTTTTAAAGGCTCAGTATTTTCTATATTTATAATATTTACCTTTTCTAGAATATCTTGAACCGATTCATTAAATGCGATAAGATCTTTATCGTTATAGACTTGCATATATATTATAGTAACGATATAAACTTTGAATATTTTATACTAATATTTTAGTAATATATGGAGAATAGGTCAGTTTCAGGATATGATAATCTAATAGAGAGTTATATGGAAGATATTGAAGATACAGATTTTAAATCTAAATATAGTTATCAAATAAAGAGTGAACAAGCAAAGAGACTAGATAAAGAGGTTTCAAGAGGTGTTTCTATACTAAAATTAAATAACTTTATACAAGATCATAATAAGTCTTTAAAAATAGAAGAAAGTATATTTGAATATTCACTTATATACTCGAGGAATAATTCTTTAGCAGAGGATCTTATATGTGCAGTGTATGAAGACAAATTGCAAGACATTATTAATAATTTAAATCCGAAATCATCAATCAAAAATAATTATCTATTAGAAGCTATAAAAACAGAAAAAGTAGAAGCAAGTAAAATAGGGTTTATGACACCATCTGAACTTTTTCCAAAAACTTGGGAGAAAATAATTCAAAAAAGAGAGTATCAAAAGAATAAAGCAGAAAATTTAGCTTCAACAGATCTTTATAAATGTTATAAATGTGGTGAAAGAAAATGTAAAGTTACACAAATGCAAACTCGTTCAGCAGATGAACCTATGACAACTTTTGTGAATTGTCTTGTGTGTGGTTTTACTTTTAAAAAGTAAATATTTAAAATAATTATAAAATTAAACTTTTTATTTAATAAATAAATTTAACTAAAGAGAATCAACAATAGACTCAAGATGCCATGGTTTAAAAGCTCTAACTTTACCATCTTTCTGAACAACATTAAGTTTAAGAAATTCAATGGGTAATTTATAATAGCTAATACATCTGCTAATATACTCTTCAATTAAATTATTTGTGGTCATTACACATTTGTCTTGTCCAATATTATTATAATCGATATTCTTATTGGTTAATGCTTTAGAACTCTTAAACATATTCGCAGATGGGAGATCAAAAGAGAATCTAGAACCGTCTCCATACACAGATAAAAATTCCTCTTTTTGTGTATGGTTTAAACAACAACCAAAACCTTTAACATGTAATTTATATATTTCATTTATTACATTATCATATGAGTCTTTATGTCCACGTATATCGGGGGAAACATTAGTCATTAAGGAACATACACATGAAGGCAAAAGATATAGATTTTCACCATTATAATACCCTCTAGTAACTCCATGGGGTTGAGCCGATGCATAAGATATAAATGATTGATTGCCAATTGAAGAGATACGAATATTTTTAATAATATCACCTTTGCTTGAATCTTTAATAACAACATCAGTGTGTTCATGAATCATAACATTTGGATTTTCAGTGGTGTCTATATTAACAAAATTAATATATTTGAAGCTATAAAATGTACCATTCATGTCATTAATTTTCGGTAAATCTTCAACAATGACAAAATCTATATCTTGAATAGATACAAGTTCAAACATAAAATCATAATCAATGTCTTCCTTGTATTGTTCTAATTTTTCGGACACATTCTCATCTCTAATTGCTTTCCACATCATATATCTGTAAAAGAGGTCAGATTTGAAAGTATTAGTTTCAATGGCATGTTCTATATCTTTATACTTTATCTTTTTGTTTTTAATAATATGTTCGGCAACATCTTCTGTTAAATATATAGTAAGATTTTTTTCAGATTCAACTTCTATTTTAGAAGCAATTTCTTCGCCAAGATATTTTGAAATATTACTATTTATTTTTTTAATAAGTTCTGCAGATTTAATAATAAAATCTTCGAGTGTATCTGTTTGTGTAACAAGTTTAATTTCTGAGTCATAATAGTATTCATTATAAAATCGAGCCATTTGAAGATGTTCAGGTAATTGAGATTCTTGTGGATTACCTTTGTCTAAAATATATTCAATAGAATGTTCGATTTTGGCACAAGCAGGAATAACATCACCAACAAGAGCAGTTTTATCCCAAGAAATTCCATCAAGAATATTCTTTTTTGGATTACAAGTTGTCCAAATATTAAACAAGTAATTAAACTTCTCCAAATTATTAATACCATTCATAGATAGTTTATTATTACCTGGAGGTGGTAATAGGTTTAGTCTTGAATCGTCCACTAAAAGTGGAAAATAAGGAGAAGTTTTAATATTGTCCTTATTTGGTAAACAAGGAAAATAAGGAAGTTCCGAAGCGGTATCTACATCAAATATAAACCTATCTTGATCACTAACTGAACTATTTTTTTCTAATTCCTCAAGATAGAAAGACAGCATACCATAAGAAAAAACATTTTTCATAAAGGGCATGACATCAAAAACTATTTCACTTATATTTTTTAATAAATCTTTATTAGTTAAAATAAGATGACAATAATCTCTACTCATAATAATATTAGATAATAGGCTAATTTTAATTTTTTTATCAGATAAGGAATTAAACCAGGAAGCTACAGTGTCCTTTTGAATATTTGGATAATTAATCTCAGGTAAAAAATCTACTTTCATAGGAGTAGATCTGTTTAGTATATTTTTAAGTTTTCTTTTATTAGAATTAGATTCATTTATAATATTAATAGAATTTAATCCTAAAAACTGAGAATTTTCAAACTCATGATTAAGATCGAAAAAGTTAGTTTTTTTCCAAAAAGACACCTCATCAACATCTGATAGTAAACGTAAAAGGGAATTTTCAAGATCTTTGTTAGATTCACAACTGAAAAAATCATATAAAGTAAGAACTTCAAAAATGTCATGAAGAGATGTATTTGAACTATAAAGATTAAGATATTTAGAAACTATTTTTTTGTGTATATCAGGCAACACAACAACTAGTTCATTATCATTAAGTTTAATATTATTTTTGTTAAAATTCTCTAACACATCTTTTGTTAGTTCAATAGAGTTATCATAATGATTTTTATTATTAAGAGCAGATTTTGATACAACTTGAAGAGAGTAATTATCAAAAGATTTAATATATTCTTCTTCTGTACAAAATTCTTTTTCAAGAAAATCTGATTCATTTCCTTCAAGCACTAAAAATAATGTTCTATTAAATCTGTCTAAATTATGATGTTTAGGTTCAATTGAGACAAAAAGTGGATTTTTAAATCCAACACTTAAATTGTCATTTCTATCAAAAATAGTTTTAAGATGATTTCCTGTATCAAATATATTGAGAGGGTCTGTGCAACTCATACTTAATTAATAAAAAAACTACTAAATTATCAATTTTTAACTTAATCTTCGTCAGAATCATCATCATCTGCAACTTCATAAAATGTATTATTTCCAAGAATTACCTCTTTTATAAACTCTTCTTTAAGGGCAAAATCAATACTTTCTTGAATATCTATTTTTGAGACTTTGTTCTTAAATTCTTCAAAAATATTTAAGAGAAGTGAATCTTTGTCAATTCGTGAATCATCAATTATAGTAATAATTTTTTCTAGAATAACCATTTTATCTATTTTATTTGAAGACTCTTGTTTTTTCACTTGTGTTGTATTTACAATAGATATTTTTTTGTTTGGAGAAGAAAACTCACCATATAACCAGTATTCAGGATTTTCTTCAACAGTGTCTTTATCGATGCAAATTAAGTTAATATGAATGAAACTATTAAGAATAGCCCCCACTTTTTTAATGTCCATATGTAACTCTTCTGCAATATCTGTAGCAGTCCACATATCTTTTGATTTAAATAGTTGTAAAACTAAATATTGTGGTATTGTCATCTGGATTTTATAATTATTAATCATTTTGTTCGAGTCTTCAATATTGTAATTAACAACTACTAGACTATTATTATAGTTCCATTTAATATCTCTTGTTTTATATTTATTGCAAAGATAAAGAGATTCAAACATACATTTAGGGATATCAAAAATTCCTAACCTGAAGTCTTCATCTGAATCGGGTATATTTTCCCATAAAGCATCTCTACCAACCATGATTTTAATTTTACCATTATTACGCAAAGTGTTGATAGTTTGAATATCTTTATCAGAATACATTCCTGTCGCGTTTTCTGCAATCATCATTTTAAATAGATCATTGTCAGTGTCTTGTTCAGCAAGTTCAGAAACTAGAAGAGCAATATCTTTTATCGATGCAACGCCATCATTATTTTGTTTAATAATATCAAAAACTTTGCTTTCATTTTTGTAATCAGTTGATACAGATAAAATGCGACGTCGAAGTAATAAAGAGTAGTAATTATAAAAGACATTTTTATTTGAGAAGTTCTTAACAATAGAAGATATATTTTGTAACTTAGATGTTTCTTCTTTAATAAGTTGTTTATTTTTTTCTCTATCTGTACATAGTTTAAAAATATTAATCATACTGTTATTAATAGTTAAAGACAATTGTTTAACAAAATCGTTATCATCACCAAGACTTGTAAGAAAATTAGAGTCGACATCTATATTAAAAAGTGTTAATGCTTCTTGGCCAAGTTTATCACTCATATCTTTAAAATAAGAATGTATAATATTAAGTTTTTCAGGAATAGTTACTGTTTTTTTAACATAATCAGTAAGAACCTCATATAAAAATTTATTTGACCCATCTTTCATATTATAAGTTTTATTTATGACAGAATAGTAAAACATATATTCGCAAATTATTCGAAAATATGACTTATTATTTACCATAATTTTAGTAGTGTAATATTTAAAAAGATCGTAAAGAAAGTTACTCTGTATATAATAATTTTCGAAACATTCTATAAAATTGTCTATTGTAAATTTTTCTTCAATAATAAGTTGTTGAATACCATCACTAATTCTATTTGTTGCTTTTTCTACGGAATCTTTGATTACTTGATTGAGTTCTTTTTTATTATTACTTACCAAAGTGTATAGTATTCTATCTAAAGTAGGTTTAGATAGATTAGGTTTAACACGATTATAAACTTGGTCTATTATTTGACTAATTTTTACAAAATTATCTTTTTCTCTTTGATCTTTATTTATAAAATATGTATTTGGAAGTAAATTTGAAATATATACATTACCGAAAGGTTTCAATATTTCAATTCCTGATTGGACGTCAACAGACATATTGATTACTTTTAAAAGTTGGATTAAATCAAATTTTTATAAATAATTGAATTAAAAACAAGAAGTATAAATAATATAATGGATCCATTAGAAAGTCTACTAACAAAACCTTCAGTTTCAGCTGAAATAAATGTTTATTTTCCTGTAGAGTATTTTTCTGAAAATTCAGGTAATCTAAATTTAACAAAAGATAGTTTTGATAATTTTATACCAAAATGTTTAGAAAAGTTTGGTAAATACGATAAAACATCTGAAATTTACTATTGTAAAAATGAAAAAGTATATAAAACAATTAATAAAAAGAATGTTCATATTTTTAAACTTGACACGACAGAAACATTAAATTTAAAAACTTTTATAGTTGTAAGGAGTGAGTATATTAAGATTACAAATGAAGAATTTCCCAAATTAGAGTATTATGATGATATCCGTAAACAGAACAAAATGATATTTAATGCAGGAATCGGAAGACTAATCTTAATAACTCAATCTCATACCGATGCAGAATGCTCATATTTTGTTGAATTATCATTTGACCCTTTGAAGAAAATGACAAATGAAGATAAAACACAATTTAAAAGTTTAATAGATTTTGTAGTATCGCATATATCTTAGTTTATTTGTATTATTAATTAATTTATTTTTTTAGTAAATATTTTTTAACAATAGTTACAATAACTCCCAATAATGTGCCATATATAAGAAGTCCAGTAATTGGCACTTTACCATTTGGTCCTTTATTAAGTTGTGGGATATAGTTGCTAAATATTTTTTTAATTGGTGTCATTGACAATAAAACATAAACAATAACTATTAATCCTATATCTTTTAGTAAATCTATTATTTTATCTTTATTTGTATCATTTGAATCATATTTTGTTGAATTTGATTTTTTTGTTTTTTTTTTCTTTTTAGGCTTTTCTTCTTGATTAATGTCTCTAAGTATATTATCTAACTCTTCTTGTGAATATTGGTTATCTTGATAATCTTGTTGATATTGTTGTGGTTGTTGCTGTTGTTGCAAATAAGCTTGTTGTAACATCTCTTCATATCTTGGATCCATCATATTACCATGCATCTGTTGAAGGTCACCTATAGAAGTCATATATATAATCTATTTTGAGATTAAATTAATAAAATAAACTCTTAAAAATTAATTAATACACATTAAATAATATAAGGATGATATCTTAATTTTTCGTTTTTATAGATATTAACAGAATATTCTTGTCCATCAACTGTAATAGTATCGCCATCATAAAGTTCATTTTTGTTAACTTCAATTGGTATTTTTATGGAGTCATTTCCTGCATTTAAAGAAGTATAGTATTCCCATTTATGTGATCCTGGATATTCTTCTCTACCGAATAGTCTAATTAATTTATTATCTATTGAATCATCGTTTTTAAGATAACCAAGTTGACTATATGTGTCTGTGTGTCCTCTTGTTGGTATATCTATATATTGTCTAAATCCTGCAGGAGGGATCCAATGACGAGGTATTCTTTTAGTTGGTTCTTCCAATGGATCAAAAGATTTCCTGTAATCATATTGTCGAACTGGATCAATAGGTGGAAGAGCTGGTTTTATCACTGTATGTACTTCTTTAATCTCATTAATTTCTTTATTTCTTTCAGAATTCGAAATTGGATTTTTTATTATTTTGTTTACGACAAGTCTTTTATGATCATTTTTCCCAAAATAAAAAGAGAGTGCTAAAAGTGCACTTATTACAAGAATCATTCCCATTATAAACATAGTTGACCCTGTATCAACTCTTTCTGTTATGTTGAATCTATCCATATATAGAACTGATATATTATTTTTTACTGATGGACTTTATAAATATTATCTAAATAATTTTATGAATCTTAATATAACTGCTTTTTTTATAGCTTTTTTATTTTTTATATTCGGTGGTTTTATCTCTTATCTAATTAAATATAATACGATAGAATGGCATGCTCCTTCATCATCAGATGTAAGAAGAAAAGTTTTTTTTGATAAAGATAATAAAAAGTATAGATTAAATCCTGTGGTCTATGTTTGCCCAATAGACATATCTATGAAATAATAAAATATTTCAATAATAGATTATTAAGCTTAATTTTTAAGATATAGATCTCAACTATCATATATACATTGATAACATGGAAGTTCACAGTATAATTTATGGATTGAGTTCAAAAGATAAAATGAAGTTATGCAAAAATTTAATAAATTATAAATTAGTAGATTTAGAATTAGATGCCACTAATATACCTCAATATGAAATAGAAAATTTAATAGTATTTGGAGATAATTTAGATGGGAGATTTATATCAGATAATTGTTATTATGTCGAATATATTGACTGTCGTTATGAAGAGCAACTAATATGTTCAAGATTAGAAACTTTCAAAAAAAAAATAATAAAAGGAAAATATGATTTAAAAAAAATAGATTTTAAAAGAGTTCGAAATAATAAAAGAATTACTATACATAAATTAAAAAAAAATTATAATTTCAAAAAAGTAGATATAGATTATTTATTAAATATTTTAGATAAACAAACAAAAACTTTATATGTTGGATCAATTAATAGATATGATACTAAAATACCTGTACAAAAAATAAAAGACAATGTTGAGAGACTTGATTTGAAAGGTTTAATTAAAAATATCCCTATCTATGGTTTTGAGGAAAAATGGTTAGCAGGAATGTCATTAATTGATAGTAATAAAATAAAAAAAGGGGTTTTAGAAGAAGATAAAGAAATCATTCCATTTGTAGAAGAAGTAGAAGAAGATGGATTTGAATGTTTAGATAAATCTTGTTATATATATAGAGTAAAAGTAGACAATCCAATTAAAAATAGTTATAAATACACTTTAGACAAAGATGCTAAAATACTTGACATATATAAAGTAAGTAATTTGAAAAAGTTTTTAAAAAAAGAGGATGTAAGTTTAATAAAATATAATGCGTTAAAGAATAATTTTTAAACACAAATAGAGATTATTAAACTATGTCTTCATTTAAAATTGCATTAATTAGAAAAAACTATGATGAAAATCTTATTAATACAGATAAGAAAACATTAGAAGAATCATTAAATAAGCACACAGAATTTTTTGAAACTAATGATTTAATGAAAGCTTTGACTAAAATACTTAATTTAGATCAAACTTCATTTCCTGACACAGAGATATGTCATGAGAATTCAAATTATATATATCAAATTGTTCACACTCCAATGAGAGATAAAACAGGATCATTAGAAAGTTTCAATCAGTTAGGATCAATGATGATGACTGATCAAGTACATGGTGATTGTGTTGTTATAAAAATGAGAGTAAAAAAAGATAGAACTTGTGAAGAAGCTGAATTAACACCTGAAGATTTAAAAGAAATTTTATTTTCACATACACATCCAACTTTGTTAAAAATTACTCAAGATGGTTATGTTTCAGAGACAGATTTTAGTGAAATAATGTCTTCTACAGTTTACTCTCCAATAGATATTAACTGCTTTGGATTTAATTTAATATGTTGGGTTACAATAAATTTTGACGGGGAACCCATAAATAAAAAAGTTACAAGACTGGCAGGGAATAAATTTATACTAGGAGATGTTTTTATAGTCAATAGATTCAAATCAGGCTATACAAGTTTTACAAATTCTGATTTTAAAAAATTAGATAAACTATGTTGGGTGCCATATGATGATAGAGTAATAGACCAAGGTGTAAAAACTTTAAATGAAAAAATAAGAGTTTTCAATAGATACACCGTGATAAAAGAAGCGAAAGAGAAGTTTAAACAGTTTTTAGAAGATAATAAAGAAGATTGGGACAAGTTTTTTAAAACTATTAAATCATCTAAACCTGAAAACTATTCAGCATTGGAAAGATCAATTCAAGGCAAATCATTAGAACTTGATGATCCAAATAAATTACCACAATAAAAAATTTAATCAAGTAAAAAAAGATAGTAAATAGAATAATTAGAATCATCTAAACTATCGTCAATTTCAATAAGATCAGAGTCAGATGTTTTTTGTTTAAAAATATATTTATAAATGTTAGGGATTTTTGATATGTAAGATGCAACAGAAACATGCAAATCTAATTGAATGAGGTTAGATATTCTAAATCTCCCAGTTATAAGTTCAGCTCTAAGAAATGAACTTTCTACATTATCTGATTCAAGATCTAATCCATAGTTAAGAATCTTTCTTGAAGTGTATGTTTTATTTTTCGGTAATTTGGGAATAGACCAAGCCCATGACCAAGTTTTAGTTTGATTTTCATATATTCCAATAATTTCGAACTTTGAGTCAAAAATCTTTTTTTTTTCATTATTGTAAAGATTAATTTTAGTTCTTACTATATCACCTTTAATATCAGAATCTTCTTTAGGAAAAGATAAATATTTAGCCTTATTAAAAGTCTTAAAATTTCTTTCCATATTTTTATCATAATATTCTAAAGCATTTACAACTGTACGATTAGTTCTATTATTTTTATTAACATTTTTATTCATAATTTAGTTAATATTTTAATTTTAAGAATAATCACAATATTTATTAATCTAATGAAAAAAATGGTTTTGTTTCTTTTCTCTTTTCAAGAATATCTTTTATTTTAATAGTAGATTTATTAGATTCAAACTCTCTTTTAGTTTTTTCTTTTTCTTTATTTTTATTTAGTAATGCAACATCAGAATCAGAATCTATATCAGAACATATTAATATAGGAGGGAATCCACCTTTTGGTCGATTATCACCACCACCAAATTGATTTTTATATGTTTCGTCTAATTCAGATTCTGTTTCACCAATAGCTTTTTCAAGATATCTATCAATAGAAAATTCAGTATCTGTATCAAGAGGATGATTTTTAAGAAGATCATTAATGTAGTCCATATCTTATCTATACTAAAAAAATAGAAAAAATATTAATCGAACTCTATATTAAACTCTTTTTTAGATTTTTTTAATTTTTTAGATTTTTTAGGTTTTTTTAAATTTTTATTATCAGTTGAACCTTTTTTAAAAGTAATTTTTTCAAAATGTTTAACATTGCAACATGTACCTTTATTTTCACAATTAAATTTAAGATATTCATGTTTAGAAAGTTTACCTACAAAGTTTTCATAAAGTAACCTTTGTAAAGAGACTTTTTGTTTATTAAAATAAAAATTTATATAAGGTGATTTACTAATATCACTATCTTTCCATAAACAACAATCATCAGTATCAAAAATATTACAAGGAAGATATTTAGAAAGTCTTTGTATATCTCTAAATTTTAACCTTCTATTGGACGGTATTTCATCAAGTTGATTGCGAAGGAGTATTTCAGTTAAATCGTCCATTTATAAATTGATCTATATATTAATTCTAAATTGTCTATTTGTAATAAATAACTTCAACTTCATCTGGAGAATTTCTTCCAGTTATAAATGAAAATCTTAAATTAATAGAATTTCTTTTAGCAGACATGGATTTATACTGTTTATACTTATCTGAATTAAAGTCATTTTTTGTGTTATAATTAAATTTAATGCCATCATGGAATAGATACATTAATCTACTTTCATCATCATAAACAAATATAGCCATGTTTGGTTGGATTTTACTTAATACAAAAAGTTCAACAACTCCATTTGTTAAAGTTGCAATTTCAGAACTGATTTTGCTGATAAAATCGCCTAATTTATCGTCACGTTTAGAACTTTCTATATATGGATATATTTCATCCATGGCTTTAGTATTTTGATTGTCAATTAACCAATCTATTACTAAAGATCTAAAATAGTTGACTAATTCAGTCTGAATATCTGAATAATAACCGAGGTTACGAGATTCAGGATCATAGAAATTATGTTTTTGCCAATAAAATCCATTAATATAACCTCTAAAGACAGTTAAATTATTTTCGATAATATTTTGGATATAATAGTCTTTCATGTCTTTTAATGGGTTATCTATATTCATTTGTTCAAAGTTGGCAACTTCACCTTTAATCAATTTTCGTTTACCAATTTTTGGAACATTATCTTTGCCAAAAACATCTTCCAATATTCGATTGACAGAGGTGTTAGTGCTCTTAATAATTTTTTGTCCTTCTCTTTCTGTAAATCGAGAATAGTCCACAATATCAGACACAAAATATTCATCTTCTTGTAAAATTTCTTTAGCTTTCATATCGTTTTGAGCTAATTCATCACTAACTTTATTGACGAAAATTATTAACATATCTTTTGTTAAAGATAATAGACAAGTATTTTTACTCCAATGACAATGTGGGGAACTATTACACATTTCCTTTGATTCATGTACAGTGCATACATCTCGATTGTTGCTAATTTCATATTCTGTAAGTCCAGGTTTTTTATCTATAAGATGGAGATATCTATCGTATTTACCACCTTTTTGATCTTTAATAAGTTTAGCACTAGTTTTTTCAAATAGTTCAGATAATTCTTTGTCAGAGATTTTAAAAATTATTTTCTTAACTTCCATGGTTTTTTCTTTAGCATTAAGTTTTTTATTATTAATTAACTTTTCGATTTTAGTTTTAATATGAGACATGTCTTCTTTATTAAGGAATTCAGAAAGATGTAGTCTAAATAGTTGATAACTTTCTTCATAGTATTTATCATAGTTAACTTTAATAATTCTGTTATCAAGTTTAATATTTTTTCTTCCTTTTTTAATTTCTTTGTCAATTTTATCATAAAGAGGTTTATCTTCTGTTTTAAGTCCTAAGAATTTAATTTTAGATTTGGATATAAATTCAGGAATAATAGGGACAATATCATAAGTTTCAGTCATTATAGATACAACATTTATTTTATCTCCTTTAACACTATCATAATGAATTCCTACAGGTTTAGTTTTAATGATTTTAGATATATTTTTTAGTTTATCATAAGTATCTTTAAAATTTGACATAACTTTTTCAACATCTTCTATTATATCCATATTATAAATAGAGCCAGAAGGTTTTACAGGTACAAGTGTATTATTATTGGTTAAAATATATTTGCATTTATTTCTAGTATCTATAACTTGTGATTTTGGTTTAAATTCGTCATTGACATCTTTTAATATTTTAATCATATTTTTAGCTGTAATGGATGTATGTCTATGACCAATATCCTCAATAAAACCTTCAAAGCAATTTTTGACGACATAATCAGATATATGGTGTACAATATTATTATCTTTTGATTCATATTTAAACATTTTAATAACATCTATATTTTTTTGTGATTCTTTATCTTTTTTGGCCATAACAATAGGATAAAAATTTTTATTTTCTTTTACAAAAAAGACTGTTTGTCTATTAGGATCATAAATACTATCATTTTCTTCATAATTTAAACATATTGGCAAGAAATCTTCTTTAACTCTTTCTTTTTCGAAATTTTGTTTAATAATTTTAGACACTTTATCAAATCCAATAATATTCATACCTTTATCAGTAACAACATTTGGTATAGTTAAGAAATGACTCAATAAGTCGAAATCTAAATTTTCTTTTTCTTTTAAGAATTGTATAAAGTTTTCTTTGGATCCAAATTGTGTTCTTATGTCTCCATTATTAATAGCTGTAAATATTTTATTATGTTTGTCTTTTTCAAGGACATTACAAAGTTTATCAATTAATTCGTCAGATTTTAAATTTAATAAACTACTTACAGCATTTAAGAAAGGGTTATTATCTTGGTTGGAACCGTATTTAAAAAAGTAACCTGTTTTAGATGTAACCAAATAATGATGTTTAATTTTCTTAGTTTTATTTAATGCATAATTAAAGAAGAAATCAAGGTATTTAGGTAAAAACCCGAATCTTCCTTCTTGAATTTTATTAGTATCTTGTAAAATATATAACTTATCACCTGAAACCTTTGATTCTTTCTTTTTTTTACTATTAGTTGGTTTTTCTTCTTTTTTTTCACCAATACATTCTAAAAAGTAGTCTCTTTTTTCTTTATTTTTAGAAGTTAATGGGTCTTTTTTAAAACAGCAAGGCATACAGTGTCCATAAGGATTATTACTTCTAGTTAAAAATCCAACATAAAAATGATCGCCATTTTCTTCAGGACTACAAGCATAATAAATTTCATTACCTGTTGCATTTCCCTTTTCATCAAAATCTTGCAATTTGACTGCTCTTAAATTATACTCTTTCTTTTTAGATCCTTTTTTGAGTTGTACTTTTCTTTCGTACATACCTGTTTTAGGATTCATTTTATAACCTCTTTTAAGCAACTCTTCTATATTTGTTCCTGTAAATTGTTGTGGTCTTCTTTTTTTATCTTTACCTGAATTTTGACATGATCTTGTCCATTGATTTTGCCCTTTTTCAGGTTTAAATCCAATTCTATTTTTATCTAATTGAGTCATTTGTTTTACAGTTTTAACTTCTTTTTCATAATCGACAATTTCATCTACTCTATTTCTTCTTCTGGCAATATTTGAAAGTTTAGAAAGTTTTTCTTTAATTTCTTGTCTTTCTGGTTTTTTTAAAAGATATGTTTCTATATATAAATAAAGTAATATAACCAAGAAAGAAATAATTCGATCTAATTGTTCTTTATCTCTTGCACCGACAATTCTAATTTTGTACATGTCTCTAGATTTACCTTGAATATCAACTCCGATACCTGGAGGTTTATATTTAGGGATATTCTCAAGTTTTTTAAGAATTTTTCGAGATTTTTTAATATTTGAGTATTTACTTTTAACTTTATCAATCTCTTCTTTTGCTCTTGTTTCTGTTATATTAAACTGTTTGCTAATTTCTTGAGCTAATGTTTGATCAGTGTAATCGTAATTTCTCATAAAATATAATATTCTTTGTTCAATTCTTGCTTGATTTTCGTATTTAGAAACTCTTTTATATCTTAAATAAGTACCATATTTACCTTTATCATCTTCTTTTGCATTTTTACTTTGACGTTTCCTTGGTTCAATAACAAGTGAAACATAAGGATAAAAGAATCTAGAAAATTCTGAAAGATCGTTGTGATTGATAACATAGTCTCCAGGAAGTTCAAATCTTTGAATAGTGTTTATAAAAGCGTATCTAAACTCTTTTTCATGAGGAATACCAAAAGATATTCTATTCTTTTCATTGTTAATTTTATCAATTAAATTTTTGACATATTCATAAGTTTTTCGAATATCTTTAATAGTTGCTTTGTCAACCTCTTTCCATTGTGTTTTGTATTCAATTCTACCTGTTTCATTCAGATTAATAGCCATAAATCGATCATAACCTTTATCTAAAATTTTAACTTTAAAATTCAGTCCAAAAGGTTCATTTTCAAACCATTTTGCAAGAAGATCTACAGATTTATGTTGTTGATGATAAGATTTAATTTCATCCTCTTTAAATTTATAAATAATATTACCTTCCATTGTTTGAAATTGTACAAATGGATATTCTTTATCAACTACAAATTCATTAAAGATTCTAAATAAATCTATTTTTTTATTTTTATCAAATCTTAAATTTACATGAATAACAGATTGTGTAATATAGTTCTCTTTAAAAATATTTTTATAAGTATCAGGGCCTGATTTTACATCTTCTACAACTTTCATAATTTCATTTTCCATAATAAGATCATTATTGATTGTTTCAAAAGCGGATGTTAATTTACTTTCTTCTACTTTTTTATCACCTCTAAGATAGTTAATAATATATTTGAAATCTTCTGAAGCAATTCTTGGAAAATAAATTTTAAGATACACATCTGTTAAGTTTTTGATATCTTCTAAATCACCTTCATATCCTAATCCTAATTCATTATAAATATCAACCATATAAAAATCATTATTAGAAAAATAGTTTTCGTAATCATATAAAATAGCAAATTCGTCATCTTCTCTTTTAATTTTACTTCCATATCTTTTAATATTATCTCTTAAAAGTTTCAAATTACTTCTCAACTCTTCATACACACGTAAATTATTATTAGGTTCAATATCAATGTTGAGCAACTCATTTTTTCTCATCCATTTTTGTCCAACCATAACTTTGTTAAGTTTATCATCCCAAAAATATTCACTCCACATATATAATCTTGATGGTGAGAGATAACTATTATTACCAAATTTTTGACTATTTTTAATACTACAACATATTTTGTTCTTGGCCATTTTAACAGTGTCATCTTTAAAAATGTATTGATTTGTGACATAGTGTTTTTTGAAGATATTTTTAAGTTGTGCTTCATGAATATTAGTATCTAATGATGTGTCAAATTCTAAAAGTTTTTTTTCTGTTTTTTTAATTAAATTATCTTCTGTTTTTAAAGCTTTTTGAATCAAATTAGATGTTTTAAGAATATCATCATCCGGTTCAACATCAAAACTTTTATAAATATCTTCTATCTCTTTTATATCCATCTCTTCATCTTCTAAATATTCATCATTATCAATACTTTGCCCATACATATCAGCATAATCATCATCGTCATCATCATCATCATCATCATTATTATCATCGGAACCACCTTTCATTGTATTTCTTTCTAAATTATATTGTTCATACATTTGATTTAAATTTTCTCTCTTTTTTGTTTCATAATCAACCTCAATAACTTCTTCATCTTTAATCATTTCTAATTTGGCTTTTTTAGTCATTTTTCGTTCTTTTTCATTTCTAACGAGAGCATTATAACTGTAAAAAATATCTTTTTTTACTATTTCATGACCTTCTATATGTTTTTTTACCCATTCTTTACTTTTTTTTTTAATCAATTCATTTTTCAAAGAAGCTGTTTTTTTAATTGATTCTATAGTTAAGTTAAGATGATGAGTATTAAAAAATTTTTTATACCAAAATTCTCCATATTTTTTTTCTAATTTAGAGTAATCTTTATCTTGTAAACCAACAAGGGAATCATATAAATTATTATCTTTTATTTTGTTTAAAATAGTCATAATAGATTTGTCAACTTCTCCAATAAATATGTAAATGTGATACTGGTAACGTCTATTATCGTTTTTAAATTTGTAAATAATTTTAATTGGATCATCCATCTAATTATATATAAATTAGATAGATATTTTAAATATAAAAATAGTTTAAACTACAGAACTGGTTATAGTCATACCACAATACTCTTGAGGATCATTATCAAAATCTATCTTTTTATAAAGTCCAAATTCTATTGCTTTTTCCGCGAAATTTTCGAATATATACCAAAACTTTTCAGTATGTCCTTCTTCATCGCATGCTATATGTGAAATTTCGTGAAGACCTACATACATAAGTTTATTGAACTCATGAAGATTACCTGTTTTTTTAGATCTTAAACAAAAAGATATTTTTTCACCTTTGTTTATAGTATAGCTTGTATTACTTGAATCATGAGGAGTTTCTGCGATAATTGTTCTATCTGTAAATTTATCTTTTAGTTGTTTAACAGCGTATTTCATATTATCTGGTTCGAAATCAGATTCTTTAATATAATCTCTGAACAATTCTAATTTTTTTCGAATATTTGCCAAATAGTTAGCACTTTTTTCACTTGAATCAGGATCAACCATATATTCCGATCCATCAATGTCTGATTTTATGTATACAAGATTAGATTTATTTATGAAGATTATAACAGTAACAACAATAAAGAATATTAAAAAAACTAAAAACTCAAAAGTTTTCATATATAAGTTATGATGGAAAATAATTTAAAAGGTATAAAAAGTTTAATTTATAAATTTTTTTCTCACTTTTATCTATAAAGATGGGACTTAGTTTTTCTAAAAATGAAAATGATGAAAATGTATCTTATTCTAATTCTGAAATGGAACAAAAAGTTAAAAATTTATTTTATATTGAAGAAGATGAAGAAACCTCTGATCTTGACACTTTAAATTGGGATAAACCTTCAAACCAAAATGATGATTCTTCAAAAAAAAGATTTGAAGATTACCAATTTAATCCTTCAAATATACAAAATGGAGGTGATCTTGATGATGTTTTAGATGGTATGGATAAAGAGAGTGAACTTAAGTATGAATCTTTAGATTTAACTGATGATCTTCAAAATTTAGATATGGAAGATTTAAATATGGATGATATGAAAAAAGATCCTAATCTACTAGATTTATTTGGTGGTGCTGATTTTAATAGATCTGACAGTTCTGATATTGATATTGTAACTTCTGAAGTTTTAGTTGGTGGAAGAAAGGATTCTGATGACACTTCAAGCTCACATAGTTTAAGTAATGATGATAACGATGATAACGATGATAACGATGATAACGACGAAAATGAAGATATGGATGATTCTGATATGGATGAAGGTTACAGAGTCGCGGATTTTATTCATACATCATCAAATGCAACATCTGATAGACAAAGAGAATCTAAAAATAATAAATCAAAAAAGAATGATGATTTTTATACCACAAGTGCAAGTAGTACAGAACCAAGTGATTTTATGGACAATGATAATGATGATGATAGTGATAGTGACAGTGATAGTGAAAAAGATATTCCTGATGACGGTTTTAAAAAAACATCTTCAGAATCAGTAAATTATAAAACATACAGTGGCACATCTGAATTAGATATTAGACCATTCTCATCTACCGACACTGATAATTTTTCTTTTGCTCGCCCCTCAAGAAATTACTAAAAATATATTTATTTATTCTTTTGTAAATTATATACATATTCGAGGTTCTTAAGAGCCTTTTTTAGACATAAATGTCTCAGTGAAATAGTTTTTGCTGAAATTTCTTCTTTTTCATTATCAGGATTATTCATAAGTTCTTCTACAACTCCATTAATTTTATTTTTTAATTTTTCGTTAACTTCTTTATAAGACCATTTTTCGTGTCTTGTATTTTGCAACCATTCAAAATAACTGACAATAACACCTCCTGAATTAGCAAGAATATCTGGAATAACTTGAATATTTTTTTCAAGTAGAATTTTCTCACCGTTTACAGTAGTTGGACCATTTGCTCCTTCAAGAACAGCTAAACAGTTTAACAAATTAGCTTCTTTCTCTGTTATTTGTAATTCTTTTGCAGCAGGAATAAAAAGATCTACATCAGAACTAAAAAACTCATCTCTTGTAATATCTTCACAATCATCTCTTCCTTCAGAATATCCTTTTAAAAATCTATTTTTTTCAACCCATTGTTGAAGAGAATCATAATCAAGAACTGTATTAGATTTTGCTTTAATATATGCAGTATGATCTGCTACAGCAATCATTTTAAGTTTTTCTTCTTTAACTAAAATCCTTGCGCAGTTTCTACCAACATTTCCAAATCCTTGAATAGCAAAAGTAGTAAACTCTTCATTAAAATTCATTAATCCTTCTTCATAAATAGCTTTAATTGTGAAAACCATACCACGACCGGTTGCTTCATCTCTTCCTTCTGAACCTTGATATTTTAAACTTTTTCCTGTAAAAGTGGCTTTATCATGATTTTTTGTCATCTCTTGAGTTGCGATTGTCATCCAATCCATAATTTGTGAATTACTACCCATATCAGGAGCTGGAATATCTCGTTGAGAACCAATATATTTATGCAATGCTTTTGCAAATCCTTTAGACACTCTTTTTAAATCTTCTTCTGACAAAGAATAAGGATCAACTTTAAGTCCTCCTTTAGCTCCACCCAATGGAAGACCCATTAAAGAACACTTCATTGTCATCCAAAATGCCAAAGCTTTACATTCCTCTGAATCAACATCTTCCGAAAATCGAAGACCTCCTTTATAAGGACCTAACATATTATTGTGTTGTACTCGATAACCTTCAAACATTCTTTGAGTTCCATTTGACATTCCCACAGGAAAGTTTACGACAACTTGATGTTTGGGTTTTGATAACACTTCAACAAACTCATTATCAAAATCGTATTTTTTTACAACTTCTTCAAATTGAGTTTTTGATAGTTCATAAATAGTATTTGTATTCATTTTAGTTAATTAAGCAATTAAAATAAATAAATAAATAAATATCAATTATTTTCAATTATATAAAGATTTTTATATTAATTTTTATTCTTTATTTTTCTATTATTACTTTTGTTGGATTTTAATTTAGATTTTAATTTAGTTTTTTTATTTTTATCTATTTTATTTTTATCTTTTTTATCTTTTTCTTTTTGTTTTTTATCTCTTTCTACTTTTTTGAGATTATTTTTAAGAGTAACCGCAAGACTATTACCTTCTATCTTTGTTTCTTGAGTTATATCTTCAAGAGTAATTTTTTTATTATTAAATTCATTGTATGCTTTATCAAAATAAGACATTACCGGTTTTTTACCTTTACGTCTATTCTCTTCCATTATAATAAATCTATTAAATATCTTTTCAGGATCTTTTACTAACAATGCTAAAAATTGGACGGTAGGTTTCATAATTTGATTAGTGATATAGAAAAGAAAATCTAAATCAATTCCTTCTTGATCAATATAATCAGGATGTTCTATTTTATCACCTTGTAAAATTTTACCTTTTAAATGATCTGTTCTAATGTATGCATAAGGTATTCTGTCATTAGATTGTGGTTTATTTCCAGGATCACGTTTTCCCATTCTATCAGCCAAAACAGCATGCATAACACGAGTTCTATCTTTATAAGTACTCTTTAATGTTTTTGTAATAATAAATTTATCCATTGGATACTGTTCGCACAATATATTATCTAAAGACTTTTTTGTAAATTCTACAGCTTTTCTTGCACTTTTATCTTTTAAAATAGATCTTACAACACCACCACAAACTATTTTTACAATAGGTGCATTATCTCTTCTTTTTAGTACAATACCCATAGAGTTTTGATAAAATTTATTTGGATCTGTTTCATATAAGTTACCAACATATCTCTTTTTTGTAAGAATAATAAATGGCCAAAAAGTTTTTTCATATTCTAAATCGTGTGGATATGGCATAACTTTATTAATAAAAAGACCACATAATATACCTAATTTAATAGCTATTTTAAGAGAATCATGATCTTGTTGTTTATTTCCATCTTTATCTTTGATATTAAACTTTAAAAATACAGAATCAGTGTTTTTAACAATTATATTACCAACTCCTGCTTGAAATTGGTGATTATCTGTTTCGAGATCATAAACTATTATTTCTGAATGATTGTAATCATAGTATAAATTGTTAACATTTTTAATCATTTGTATTTTATTCATATCTGCTGATCTAACTTTATTATTAATACAATATTTAATTTCTTCTAATTGTAAATCTATTAATTTATTCCCTGTAGGTTGTTGATTAAAGGTTGTATATTTATCTAAACATATATCTCTTGATAAAAGCTTCATTCCTTCTTTGACTTCAGTTGGTTTAATTTTATTTTTATTTTCATCTAAAAGAGAATGATCTTCAGTGACATCTACAAAGCCTGCATATGTTGAAACACGATATATATTTTTTTTTGTAGAATGTTTAATCACTCTTTTAATTTTAGTCCATCCATCGCTTGTCCATGCATAAATGTTTTTAACATCTGATGCTTGTTTCCCATAACCAAAATCATACCAAGTATTCGTATTTCCTTTATTAAGATCTGAAATTTTTATGATTTTAATTTCATTCCCTATTTTAATAGTTATAGGGCAGTTTTCAACGACTGAATCTCCATATATAACTTTAGGATCTACAGAAAAATCTCCTAAAAGTTCTTGTATTTGAGATTTAAAATAGTCAATGAATTCATTTCTTGTTTTATAAGGGAAATCTTTGTCAGAAGCAAAACGATGATCTTCAACTTTTAATACAAGATCAGGTGCATTCTTTAGTAATTTCTTAAAATCTTCACTCATTTCAAAACTTAATAAACCACCATCGAATAGTTTATTCATTTCTTTTCTATAAGTTTTGAATTTCTTTTTTTGTACTAAAGATATCATATGAGGAAATACCGATTCATTAAATTCTTTTGCATAAGTCAACATTTCTCTTCCTGTTGCAGTTGTACTTGCTGCAATTTCTTTTTTATGAATTGGAGATGTGGGTGCGCCTGTTTGACCATAAAGAGAATTTGCAGTAACTTTGTATGCAAGTTGCAAACCATTTTTAATACCCTTTTTAAAAGGATCTTTTTCGGATTTCATTTCTTTTTTAGTTCTTGATCTTGCTTCTAAAAGATAGTCTAGAATTTCAGGTACAATACCTTTACTCATATCTTTTTTTTGTGCATATATCGCAGTTGTTTCACTACCATTACCATTTCTAAAAACAACTTGTCTATAAATATAACCTTCTAATCCCAAATATTGCGGATCTTGAACAAGACATTCATGAGAAATATTTCTATGAATCATAGATCGTGGATATAGAGAAGCATAATCTAAAACTGGTATAGGTTCAAAATGTACACCAATTTTGGGTTTAAACACAGTTGCGCCCTCATAACCGGTGTCTTCCATAATACCTAATTCTTTTAATGCTTGTTCAATATCAGCAACTTTATTTTTTTTTTTTTTATCTTCTTTTTTTCCTCTATAAAGTTCGAACTCATCATCATCTTCGTCTAATTCCTCTAGAACTTTCATGATAGTATTATTAATAAGTAAGAAGTTTTCATCTTCAGCATCTATCTTAACATCAGTTGAAATAGAATCTGAAAATTTATCGGATTTGAGTATTTCCATTACTGATTTTTCGATATCTTCATCTAATAAAGGTTTATTTTGTTTGGATTTAAATTTAGAGTTTTTAAAAATAGGTTTTGCTCTAAGTTTATCTGAGATATATGCATTATCTAAGAATATCTCTAAAAGTAATTTGCACATTTTCACCATTTTTTCTCTTTTATTTGCACTAAATCTTAATTCAGTTACATCAGTGTGAAAATACAATATAGCTGTTTTAATTAATACTCTTACTGCTTGTCTTAATTTTACTTCATCAAATCTATTTTTTCTAATTAAAGTTGGGATAAGATGATTCTTTAATCTGCATGCTTTAGATACAAGAGAATAAATTTTAACGCCTTGTCCTCTTAAAAATAAGTAAGATAATGGCACACTACAAACATTTGCCATACCGATGTTATTAGTTAGAATTTGTAATTTTGCAATCAATTTATTAACTAAAACACAATCCATAACACAATACTTTGCAATAATTGCTCTATCTTTTGCGTCACCTTCTTGTAATCTAAAAATTTCATTAGGCGGTACATCATCTTTTGCCTGGCACCAATAACTTTTAAATTTATTAGTGTCCATTTCTTCACCATCTAATAGACCTTGAACAACTATCTTTGTTTTTTCTAATTTGAGTACTCTAAATTTAGATCCATCCTTATATTTATTATCACTCAGTCCATCATTAAAATATATTGATACAAATTGTCCTTCTTTAAGACCATAAGTAGATTTAGTTATAATTTCTGAAGTATAATCTTCAATCTCTTCTGATTCTAATATATTTTTAGACTTTTCTTTATTGAGTTTAATTTCTTTAATATCTTCACGAATAAAATGTGCAGCAACACTATCAAGTTTATAAGAACCTAAATTATAATCTTTTTGAACAACTTTCATAAGATCCAAAGGGATTCTACCTATATTATCATAGAATCTAAGATAGTTTTCACCTAAAGCAGATGAAGATAGATCTTTCTCTATAAAAGCAGATCTAGTGTTTTTTAATCTACCTAAATCACAAAATTTATGTTCTATATCTAATAATTTAGCTCTTTTATACATGTAATTCCAATCAAAGCCAAAAATGTTATATCCTGTTAAAATATCTGGATCTGTTCTTTGAATAAGTTTAGTCCAAGCTATTAATACATCTCGTTCATTATCATAATGTTCAACAGTTGAACCTTCAAAATCATTGCATGTATTTAAAGTTATAATATGTTTGAAAAAACAGTCATCTTCGCCATATTTATTAAAAGTAGTACCGATTTGTATAATTTTATCTCCTGGTCTTTCAGGATTTGGGAAATTGCCATCTATAGATGTACATTCTATATCAAAAGAAGCAATCTCCCATGGCATAATATGACTGTCTTTTACAGATATTAATTTATCCCAATCTGTTATAATATCGATTTTACATCGTGATGTTCCACTTTTATCTTTTTTATAATTTTCAACTCTTACCCAACCACAAGCGTCTAGATCTCTAATATGCATGCATCTTAAATAAGGTTCTATATTTGATTCAAATAATTTATATTTTCGTGGTTTTTTTGTAACACCTCTAAATTCAACAGGTTTTTTAAATAATCTTTCATAAGCCCTAAACCCTTTTAGATTTCTAAAAGTTAATTCAAGAAAAGAGTATTGTGTATAAGCTGTAAATTCCGTAAATTTACATCTATTTACTTTTTTGTAACTAACTAAATCATTCGAATATTTTCTATAAACTTTTTTTCGAATATTATTAATAAACTTTGTAATAGTTAGCTTTTTCCATGAACTTGGAATTTCTAAAAAGAAGAAAGGTTTAAAATTATTAACTTCTACATGAATAGTATCATTGTCTTCTGTTCTTCCAAAAATATCTATTCTATATTTTATTATCTGTTCATTTGTATCTGAGTCTGTCTCGTCATCTTCAACTTCAAAATATCTCCAATCAAGACATTGAAATTTTATAGGCTCTAATCGATTTATTTTAATTTTAGGACTATTAGCCATTAAACTAACTAATAATAAAAGTTTAAATTAAAACAAATCAATTTTATAACTTTTAATCGAATTAAAATTATTTATACCATTATCTATGTTAATATAAAAAATACTAAGTCGGGTTTAGATTTAAAAGATTATACCTAAAGTATATTAGTCTAACTTTAATGGATATTAATAAAAATTATTATAAAATATTTCCATATCTAAGGGACAAAAAAAAACTTTTAAGATTAAAGATTGATGAAGAATCAATATCTTTTATTAGTCATAAAGATGTTGCAAATAAAATTTCTTCAATTATAATATCTTATTTAAAAGAAATTAAAATCCAAGTTGAAGATGTTTATATAACAGATGCTACTGCAGGTGTAGGTGGTAATGCAATATCATTTTGTTTAACATTTGGATTTTGCAATGGTATTGAATTTGATCAAAAGAGATGTGATTATTTAAGAAACAATTTAGATGTTTATGAAGTCAAAAACTATGATGTACATTGTGGTGATTGCACTAAAGAAATGATGAAAATTAAAAAACAAGATATTATTTTTATTGATCCTCCTTGGGGTGGTAAAAATTATAAAAAATACAAAAATCTTAGACTGTGTTTAGGAGAAATATCTATAGAAGATTTGATATATGATTTATTCAATTCAAAAAACTATATAAGTAACCCGAAGATTGTTGTTTTAAAATTACCATTAAATTATGATATTACTCATTTTTTTAATAGTTTAAAAGATAATACTATTTATATTCATAAATTAAAAAAAATGTATATATTAGTCGTTATTAAAAAACTTGTTCAAAATAATAAATGTGAATTAAGAACAATCGAAATTAAAAATACATCAAAAATAGAAATTTTAGATGAATAATCTAATAAATTAATTTTTAATCTTTAGGAACTGGTGTAGTAAATTCATCATTATTCTCTTCTACCTCCTCCTCATCATCCTCATCATCCTCATCAAATATATTGTCATTTTTTTGATACATTAAAAGATAAGCATTGCTTGTGACTAATTCTTTTTCTAGTTCATCTTTAGGTATTCTAAGAACATCATCATCATTAAATTCAAACCATTCTTGTGTACTTGATACAGGATTTTCACAATAAGATACATAATGACCACCATCAATATTACCTCTATGTTCTACTACTCCTTTTAGATCATAAGATATATTAACTTCTTTACCTTCGGTACTTATACCTTTTTCCTTAAAACTCATATTTTTTAAAGGGAACTCAATTCTATCTGTTACTTTGCTAGAAACTAAGCGAAAAAGTTTTTTGTCATAATAGTGTTCAAAACGTTTTAATTGAATAAAAAAGACAGAAGGATATACATATATAAAAGATTCTTCTTCGGCCATTTTATATTCACATCTTGAACATTTACATTCAATATCTTGTTTAATAAAATGGTGATTGAAACAATTTTGAATAGTAAGATTTTTATTATCTTTTGGGATAGTCAATTGGATCATATTAAACATTTCAAATTTCGGTGACATAAATTTACATTTTTTACAAGTTCTCTTAGTACAAGTTAAACCCCAAATTAAATGAGTAAAATCAGATTCACCTTCTCTTGCTAAAAAAGATTTCCATTGTACAACAGCCATCATCATCAAATAAGTGTCAGGATCTGAATTATACATATTCATTAAAGTATCCGAGGCAAGTTTTTTATCATCTATATTTTTTGATTCATCTATAATTTTAGAACACTCTTTAACTTTCTCAATATTTGGCAAAATTTTAGCTACAATTTCTTCTTTAAACTGAGTATCCTTAACATTATAAGATGTTTCATCATGAATATGATCAAGAATAAACTGAAGAGCTTCTTGTGCATCTTGTTGACCATAACCTGCTAGAGTAGGATGTTTAGCAATTGTTTCTTTTAATGATCGTGGTCGAACAAGATGATTCTTTTCCCACATGGTTTTCACAACTTTATGAAGTTGAAAAGTTAGTGTATCTTCAATTTCATTTTTGAATTTTTCTTTATCTATTTCAAGTTTAGAATCTTCATCAAGTAATATATTGTCATCTTTAATTTTTTGGATATTATCATAAATATTTTTTCTCACTATATTGTCAATAATACTTGGATCTTTAAATTTAGCAAAAAGAAGAGGACAGTTAGATAATAATTGAATAACTGAATTAAAATAACAGGTATTACCCATATTCATAAGACCTGATAGACCAAGAGTTATAAATTTACGTCTATCCAATTCAGCTTCTTTCATTTTAGTTTTTTTATCATCATTAGTGATTTGTTTACCACTCACATAACGATTTACGCCATAGTGTTGATTATAATAACCATTTGGCATCTTTATTAACAAAAAAACTTAGAATTATTTCAACTTTTAATAATTTAAAAATTGCAATATAATATAGATTTATATGGATAAAAATCAAAAAATAATTGAAGAATTTACAAAACTATTAGAACAAGCTAAATACCAAGCTGATTTATCTAAAGATAAGAAAGAACAAGTTGCAAACAGTTTTAGAATCAGACAAATTAAAAATGTTTTAGAAATTATAAAAGAATATCCAAAAGAGATTAAAAAAGGTGAAGACTTAAAAGAAGTAAAAGGTGTTGGAAAAGGTTCATTACAACGTATAGATGAAATTTTAAAAAAAGGCAAATTAACTGAAATTAAATTAAAGAATCAAAATAAAAAAGAGATGGAATATATTGAAGAATTAGAAAAAGTAATTAATATCGGAAGAAAGAAAGCAATTGAATTAGTAAAAGAAAAAAATATAAAATCAATTGAAGAGTTAAAGAAAGCAATAAAATCAAAAAAAATAGAAGTAAATGATAAAATACTATTAGGTTTGAAATATTTTGATAAATTTAAACAGAATATACCAAGACAAGAAATTGTGGATATTGAGTTATTTTTAAAATCAGAAATTAAAAAAATAGATCCGGAACTTTTTTTAATAGTTTGTGGGTCTTTTAGAAGATTAAAACCGACATCTGGTGACATAGATGTTTTAATTACGCATCCAAAAATAAAGACTTTTAAAGATAAAGAAAAAAATACCAATTATTTAGTTGAATTTATTGATTATCTAAAGAAAAATAAATTTTTAAAAGATGATCTTACAGATAAAAACTATGTTACTAAATATATGGGTTTTTCTAAATTTAAAAGAAATCCAATAAGAAGAATTGACATTCGGTATGTTGCTTATGAATCTTACTATCCTGCACTTTTATATTTTACAGGATCAGGAAATTTTAATAAGAAAATGAGAGAAGTAGCAATTAGTTTAGGTTATAAACTAAACGAATATGGACTTTATAAAATAACCGAAAAAAAAAATAAATTAGGTGAAGTTACAAAGCAAGAAACAGTTATCAAAGTAAAATCTGAAAAAGATATATTCGATAAACTTGGTATGGAATATTTGGATCCAAAAGATAGACTTTAAAATTAACATAAAATTAGAACATATTAGATAATATTTAATTAAATACAGATGTCATTTTGTCAAATATTAAACCTATTTTTTTTAATATTATATCTTCATCTTCTTCTTTATGAATTTTACGATGATGTTTAGTTTTATCTAAACCAATACTATCAAGTAATTTATTTTTATCTTTATTGAGTTTATCTGCATAGTTCCTAATAAAGTCTATGAATTTATATTTCCCTTCTGATTTTGAATGTTTATTTATTTTTTCGACACTTTTTTCTATTAAAATTTTAGGATGTGTATCAGGATTATTCATTCTCATTTCTAAATACCAAAAAGTCCAAGCTAAACAAAAACCATTTGGATCACCCATCCTTTTTACTTCTATATTTGAGTCATCTGATAGAGTTTGATAAGTTAATCCTACATAATCTTTAGGAGCCAAATAGGTAAAATCTTTTTTTAATTCAGAAAATACTTCTTTTAATTTATTTTTTAATATAGAATCTAAACTATCAATATCTAAATAAGGGATATCTCCATAAGGATCAAATCTTTCAACGGTATTTAATTGTTTATCATAAATTATAATATTTGCGTGAGTATTTCTTTTTCCAACAACTAAAGTAAGTTTTAATACTATAAATCTAATATTAGTCATCAATAGTTTTTTTACATATAGTTTTAAATTTGGATCAATATAATAGTTATCCATATCTTTCCAAACTATTAAATATGGTGATAATTTATAAAGCAGTTTTTCATAATTGGTTACTAAATAATATATTAAATTGTTTTCTCCATGATATAAATTTATAGATTTATATTTTTGAGTGCTTATTTCAAAATCTATTTTATGTTTAAAAACAGGGAAAAAATTGTCATATCTTTTTAATAAACTAATTAAATAAAGTATATTATGTAAAGAATCAGAATTAAATACAGTATAATAAACTTCGTCACTATCTATTAAATTAATATCTTGCGAATTAGTTTCATTTCTATCTAGATTACTGTGTGAAATTCTATTCTTAGTAAAATGATCGGTTGGCATAGGATATGATCTTTTATTTTGGACAATTTTATTAAATATATCATAATTACATCTTTTATCTTTTTTACAAATATTTCTAAATTTTTTACTGGGAGAATTATTAATATAACTTTCTACTACTATTTCAGTAAATAAACTAAGATCTTTATCTTTTACAAGAGATATGACTGTTTTTTTATTAGAGTCTTCTGTAAAAATATCTAATTTTTTAAGTTTTAAAATATCTTTATAAAGTTTCCAATTATGTTTTGATAGTAATAAATATAGAGGAGTTATTCCTTCTAAATTCTTGATATTAAGATCAGCATTTTTTAAAACTTTTTCTATTGTATGTTTAGAAACATCTGAATTGAGTATTATATGAGCATTCGATTCCAAATATCTATTAGTTTTATTCAAATCTAAACCTCCTTCTACTAATTTTTCAACTGTTTTATAATCTCTTCGTCTTAAAGCAGAAACTACAATATTATCATCTCCTTCAGGACCATTTTTATTCAGATCTTTGGTTTTACTCATTATGAATTCTACAATTGGTTTTTTATTGATAGATACAGCTATATTTAATGAAGATATATAGTCTGAGTTAAGTTTATCGAAATTAGCTCCTTTTTTATCTAATAATTTTAAAATATCTAGATAACCTTTTACAGTAGCTAACATAATAGGTGAACCTTGTTCAGGTGAATCTAAATCTATTTTATCTGAATGAATTAAATACTCTGCTGTTTTGTAGTATTTGTCGTTTTCTTTCTTAGATAAAAATAAACTTTTTGTTAAAATATTATGACCATAATCACTAACTAAATTAAGATCTACTTCAAGATTATTTATTATTTGGCTGATTGTTTTAGGAGAATGAAGAAGATAAAATAGAGGAGTTTCTCCTGTGTTATTTTGTGTATTTAGACTTTTAGGATCAAGTTTAGCTATTTTAATAAAATTATCTATATCTGAAAAATAACCTAAATGATGTAATACTGTATTTCCTGACATATCACCTAATTTTATCAGAGAAGGTTTAGCTTTTACTATTTTATATATAAGATCTTGTTTTCCTCTACTTATTAATAAAGAAAATATGGATATTCCATTAACTAAAGGCATTACAAGTTTTTTCGTTTTAAGAGAAACTATTTTTTTTACTTTATCATTGTCTTGTAAATTACTTGTATCTATTATATTTAATAAATCTGAATTATCTAAATTATCTAAATTATCTGAACTATTCATAAAATAGATTAGAAAATTAAAAATCACATAAATAAATTAACTAACTTATTAACTAACCTGAACACATTTCACAATCGGTTAAATTATCAGGTCTTGCCCATTTATTAACTTTCTGAATAGTTGGTTTAATATTTTGTTCTATTTCATTTAAGTTTCTTGGATCATCATCATTACTTGCTTGTTTTGTTATTTTTTTTTCATTATATTGAACACCTCTTTTCTTTTCAATAGCTAATCGTGTAGTTGCATCCAATCCAAATTTAGTAGCATTAACAGCTGTTTGAGATCTCAAATAGTATTGACCTGTTTTAAGACCATTTTTCCATGCATAGAAATGAGCTAAAGTTAATCTTTTAAAATCTGGTTGACCCATAAAATTATTATGAGATGCGCCTTGATCAATGAATGGTCCTCTTTCTATTTCTAATGTTAGAAGATCTTTTTGTGATAGTTCAAAAGCGGTCTTATATACTGCTTTTATATCATCTGGAATAGTTTTTATTTTTTGTATTGATCCATTATCATATAATATTTCATTTCTAATATCTTCATTCCACATATTTAATTTTATTAGATCTTTTACTAAATGTTCGTTCAATACTAAATATTCGCCTGCTATTGTATTTCTTACATACATATTAGATGTATAAGGTTCAATCATCTCATTATTACCCATGATTTGACTTGTTGATGCTGTTGGCATAATAGCTGTCAAAAGTGAGTTCCGAGTTCCATGTTTTTTAATATCTTCTATTAAAGAATCCCAATCCCAATTCATGAGAAGATCTTTCTTATTTAATCCCCATAGATGCCATTGAAGTTTACCTTCTGAAAATGGACTTCCTTTGAAAGTTTCGTAATGACCGTCTTCCTTAGCCATTTCACACGATTCAGTTAAAGAACCAAAGTAGATTGTCTCAAATATTTTTTTATTGAGATCTCTTGCTTCTTGTGATTCAAAAGAGAATTTAAACTGATTAAATACATCTGCTAGACCTTGAACACCTAAACCTATTGGTCTATGTCTCATGTTCGAATTCTTTGTTTCAGGTGTAGGATAATAATTTACATCTATTACTTTATTTAGATTTCGGGTCACTACTCTTGTTACCTCATAAAGTTTCTGGAAATCGTATTCTAAACCTGATGATCCCTCTTTTATATATGCAGGAAGTGATATAGATGCCAAATTACAATTATGGACTACACAACCACTAACAATAAAATTGTGAGATTTTGGAAGAGATAGATCGTATACATGTTCTTTTCCTATCTGCTTAACAGATTTAACTTTTGCTATTTCTGTAAGCATAGAATTAATTGGAGTATTTTTAAATGTTTCAAGAAGTTTCTTTGCGTTTTTATATTTTTCTTCTTTTTGAGGGCACAAATTAAACCCGATATGTTCCATAAATTTATCACAATTATATATATCATATATTTCGAGAGTCCCTTGAACACAATCTTTTTGTGTGTTAACTTCACTAAATTGTACTTTTGATTTGATACCAAAGTTCAATAATAGGGATTGTGCATCGTATAATAAATCATCACTTGATGAGTTCAAACATATTGATAGTTTATTGCAACTTAGTGCAACTTCTCCATCTGATGAGAATAAACCTGACAAGAAGTTTGCGATTTGTATAGGTTTCGCAAATTTAATTTTATCATAAATCCTCTTTTGAGTAGCTGTTCTTTCAAAACCAAATTTATCAGCCATAAAATCTTTAAATAATTGTTTTGATAATCGCCGATTGATAACACTATTTGATTTTTTATAAGAAGTTGATTTAATACTTGTTTGCCATTTGTCTATTTGTTTAATAACAACATTTTGAGCTTTTTTATCATCTGGTTCAAAACAATCACCCCATCCTTTATCACTTGTCCATTTATCACTTATTATCCAACCTACAGATAACCATTCATTGTCAATATTATCTTTTATTTTGATATTAAAATATGGATTACATGATAGTTGTGGTGTTACAATATTATCATCAGTTCTAAGTTCAGAAACTTTTTTCCATACATATGTATTTTTATTTGTATTCATGTTTATTCCTGTCCTTACTAAAAATGGATGATCTTTTGTTACTTTAATCGGTTTTTGTCCTTCAATTATTAACTCATATACCTCTTTTACACCATTACTTATTAATTTGGCTTTCTCATAGTGTTCGCTTTGTTGTAGTGACTGATCATTATCAAAGTAAGAGTATATTTCTTCATTATCACAATCTTTTATTTTTCTTAACCCTTTTTTTGTTAGAATTTCTGTATTTCCTGTAAAACATACAGCTGTTTCATTGCTATCAGAATACTCATATATTTCCGAGCATTGCCCTGTAAGTATACCGTTAAATACTCCCATATGTCTTAAGGGTTCTGTAAAACAATAGGTGTTCGCTTTTTTAATTCCTCTTTCGATTTTAGTAATAGAAATATCTTTCTTTTGGACATAATCAACACATTCGTTTGTAATTTCATCTAATATGGGTAGTGTGTAGTTGATTATTTCGTTACCTACTGTTAAATCAGAACAACTTATTGGGTTTTGGGTATTTTGTTGAATGTAAAACTTATGTTGGGGAGTACATTCAAGAGTTTTACCATTACTAAAAGTAATACGGTCAAGTAATTTATTTTCACCTGTTTGTTTAATTTCAACATCAGAAAATTCAAAACCATTCCATACTTTAGTTTTATTATTTTTAAGTAATTTAATTTTAATAAAACCTTTATCTGTTAAAATATCTGTATCTCCATCTACACATAAATTACTACTTTGAATTGTGCCTAGATTTTTTTGATTAGATTTTCTATTGGCATGATCTTTAAAGCACATATAAGGCATCCCTGTTTCTATTTGGGCTACTAAGATTTTTTCCCATATTTGACTTGCAGGAATTGTACTTCTTGCTCTACCTTCTTCTTCGTATTTTAGATAAAGTTTATTAAAATCTTCTCCATAAGCTTCTTTTAATCCTGGACATTCATCAGGACAGAAAAAACTCCATTTACCACCATCTTTTACACGTTCCATAAAAAGATCAGGTATCCATAATGCCAAAAAAAGATCTCTTGCTCTCATTTCTTCGTCTCCAATTGGTCTTCTGAGATCTATTAATTCTAATGCATCTGGATGCCAAGGTTCAAAATATATTGCAATTGCACCTTTTCTTCTACCCCCCTGGTTAACATAACGTGCTACACTATTTAATACTCTACACATAGGGATAACACCATCACTCGCACCGTTCGTTCCTCTAATAACAGAACCTGCTGATCTTACAGAAGAAATATGTATACCTATACCACCAGCCCATTTACTAATTTGGGCACAGTCTGATATTGTTTTAAAAATACCATCAATAGAATCATCCATATTCATAAGGTAGCAACTACTGAGTTGTGCTCTTTGTGAACCAGCATTATAAAGAGTTGGACTGGCATGAGTGAAATATTTTTGAGAGATCAAATCATAAGTTTCAAAAGCTCTTTTTAGATCTTGGCCATGAATACCTATTGCTACCCTCATCCATAAGTGTTGTGGTCTTTCTACTATTTTACCGTATTTAGAGTTTAGTTTTTTCTCTTGCTTAGAGATGGAATGATTTTCTCCATTTTTTACTCTTATTAAGTAAGCTCTCTCAAGAGTTTTTATACCGAAGAAAGATAAAAGATAATCTCTATCAAAGTCTAGTTTTTTTTGTATTTCATCTTTATTATTACAAACTACTTCATAATAGTTTTGTGTTACAAGACGATTTAGCTCACCTCTTGAATCTGTATTTGAATACAATTTCTCAGTAACATCAAAAAAAGATTCCGTTGTAGCTTTATGTAAATTACTTACTGCTATTCGAGCAGCTAACTTATTAAAATCAGGATGTTCCATAATTCTATTTGCGCACACATCTGCGGATACTTGGTCGATTTCCTCTGTAGTGATATCGTTATGCATCATTTTAATTGTTTCTTTTGCAATATCTATTGGATCTATATATTTAGGATCCAAATCCCAACATAGTTGTTCTATTCTCATAATAATCTTATCAAATGATACTTTTTCTTTTCTTCCACTCCTTTTAATAACTGACATAGAAAACATCTTAGAACTTTTAATCTTCATATATCGATAATAATAAGGTCAATTTTTTTAAATAAAATTTGATTATATATTATTTGTTTATAGTAGATTTATAGAAAGTTTATATGGTAGATAATTTAGACGTAAATGAAACTATACTCGAAGACGGTGTCGACTATAATAAAGAACGACTTAAAAAAGTTTTTATAGTAGAAAATATGAATAGTATAACTTCTACTGTTACAAATATAGTTAAAAAGTATGATGATGAAACTGATGCAATCGAAGAAATTATTAAAACATTAAGAACAGTACAAAAGGAAAGATCAGGTGATGCAAATGAACCTTTATTAAGAGAAGAAGAAAGAAGGTTTACTGTATTTCCAATTAAATACAAAAAATTTTGGGATATGTATAAAGAACAGTTAGCGATGTTATGGAAAGCAGAGGAGATTGATTTTTCTAAAGATCGTGAAGATTATGAAACTTTATCAGATAATGAAAAAACTTTTATTAAATATGTGTTAGCATTCTTTGCTGCAAGTGATGGCATTGTTAATTTTAATTTGTCATCTAGATTCTTAAATGATATCACTGCAATGGAAGTTCAAATATGTTATATGTTTCAAATGATGATGGAAAATATACATGGTGAAGTTTATTCTCTTATGTTAGATAATATTATTTCTGATCCTAAAGAAAGAAATTTACTTTTTAATGCTATTGAAAATGTTGCATCTGTTAAAGCTATGGCTGATTGGGCTTTCAAATGGATTGATAGTCCTAAAAAATTTGCTTACAGAGTTTTAGCTTTTGCTATAGTTGAAGGTGTATTTTTTAGTGGTGCCTTTGCCGCAATTTTTTGGTTTAAAAAACAAAAAGCTAAAGGAAAAGATTTTATGAATGGTTTGACATCTTCAAACGATTTTATTGCTAGAGATGAAGGTAGACACACTGCTTTTGGTGTTGCTATGTATAGAGAACTTGAGTTTAGAATTCCTAGTAAAGAAGTATACAATATTTTCAGAGAAGCTGTTGAAATATCCGAAACTTTTATGATTGATGCTATACCTGTTAAACTTATCGGCATGAGTTCAGATATGATGAATGACTACATTAAATATACAGCTGATCAATTAATAGTCGATCTTGGATACGATAAATTGTTTAATAAAAAAAACCCATTCACTTTTATGAAAACAATTGGATTGGATAGTAAAAAAAATTTCCATGAAAGAAGACCAAATGAATATCAAGATGCACATGTTCTTAATCAGTCTAGTGGTGATTATCTTAAAAACTTAGATGACAATGATGACTTTTAAGTTTATAGCATATAAGGTATTTTATTTTTATTATAGAAGATATTTTATTTAATTTTGGAATTTAACATAAAGAAAATATTAAACTATATCATAGAATAGTATTTTTAGTGGTTTTAAGTTCATTGTCTTCTAAATCTACCCATTCGTATTTATTTTCTTTGTCTTTTAAATTAAGATATTTGTCAAATAACTTTATTAAATACTCATAATCTGGTTGCTCATCAAATTTGAGTTTTCGAGTGTAGATTATATATTCTTTGAAACAATCAGGTAAACCTTCACATAGTTTTGCTAAACTTGTGCACATTTTAACTTCCCCTATACAGTCTACTTGTGATTGATCTTTAGTTTTTTTTAGTCCCTGCCATGGTAGTTTACCTTGAGCTAAATATATTAACATATAACCAACTGATTCTAAGTCATCTCTCATAGATGGTTCTAAACCAAGATGCATATTAATAGAACAATATCTGACTGTTCCTATCATTGATCTTCCCTCTCTAAATCTTATATGATTCCCTGTATTGTCATATAGTTTTTTTGCTAAACCAAAATCTAAAATATACACTTTATTGCTATCTTCTTTTCCTACCATAAAATTACTTGGTTTTATATCTCTGTGAATAAATCCACCTTTATGAATTACTTTAATAATATTAACTATATCAATACCTAGTTTAAGAACTGTTTCTATTTTAAACTTTCTGTCTAGATCATTGAATATGTCATCTATGCTTTTCCCTAACATTTCCATGCACATAAAATTATATTTAGGAGTTGTTATGTAATCTACTATTTTTGGCACTTTTTCTATTACACCATTTTCTTTTAAATATTTATATACTTTATATTCATGTCTTATTCTTTTTGTTTTTGTTATATTCTCTACTTTTATTGCAATGTCTTTATTATTTTTAATATCTCTTCCTTTATAAACATCTCCAAAAGATCCTGAACCAATTTGTTCTATAATAAGATAATTATCACTAAGTTTCATTATAATTATATTTATTGATAATTTTATAAGTATGAACCCATTATTTGAACTTATTTAATTCTATTTTAAATTTTTTATTCAAATTCAAATAATATAATAACCATTAATGTGATCATATATGAAGATTATTAAAATGGAAAAATAATAAAGTTTATTTAATGGAATAAATTTTGATAATTATTATGATTATTAACATAGTATTATATAATTTGATGGTTTTTAAACCTAAAGATAGAGATGAATTAAAAGAAGCTATTGATTTGTTGTGTAATGATGAAGAAAATGCATTTACTAAATATTGTAATATTAATGAATAGAATATTTCTAATGTTACTGATATAAGTGATATGTTTTATTGTTCTAAATTTAATAAAGTTTATTTAATGGAATAAATTTTGATAATTATTATGATTATTAACATAGTATTATATATTAATGATCTTTCAACCTAAAAATAGTGATGAATTAAGAAAAGCTGTTGATTTATGGTATCATAATAACATAAAAGCTTTGAAAAAATATGGAGATATAAGTGATTGGGATACTTCTAATGTTACCGATATGAGTTATATGTTTGATAGTTATCAATTTAATGGAGATATTAGTAAATGGAATACATCTAATGTTACTAATATGAGAAGAATGTTTCATAATTCTCAATTTAATGGAGACATTTCTAATTGGAATACTTCTAAAGTCACAAATATGAGTAAAATGTTTTATAAAAGTAAATTTAATGGAGATATTAGTAAATGGGATACTTCTAGAGTAACAGATATGAGTTGGATATTTTCTGATTGTCAATTTAATGGAAATATAAGTGGATGGGATACAAGTTCAGTAACAGATATGAGAAGTATGTTTTATAAAAGTAAATTTAATAGAGATATAAGTAAATGGGATACAAGTTCAGTAACAGATATGAGTAGTATGTTTTCTCAATCTCAATTTAATGGAGATATAAGTAAATGGGATACTTCTAATGTTACCAATATGAAATATATGTTTTATAGAAGTAAATTTAATAAAGATATAAGTAAATGGAATACTTCAAAAGTAAAAGATATGAGTTGGATGTTTTCTTATTCTGAATTTAATGGAGGTATAAGTAAATGGGATACATCTAAAGTTACAGATATGAATAATATGTTTTATGGAAGTAAATTTAATGGAGATATAAGTAAATGGGACACTTCTAATGTTACTAATATGATAAGTATGTTTTATAGAAGTAAATTTAATGGAGATATAAGTAAATGGGATACTTCCAAAGTAACCAATATGAGTTGGATGTTTTATGATTCTCAATTTAATGGAGATATAAGTAAATGGGATACTTCTAATATTATTAATATGATAAGTATGTTTTGTTATAGTAAGTTTAATGGAGATATAAGTAAATGGGATACAAGTTCAGTAACAGATATGTGTTATATGTTTTATGAAAGTAAATTTAATAGAGACATAAGTAAATGGGATACATCCAATGTTACTAATATGAGTGAAATGTTTTCTAATTCTCAATTTAATGGAGATATAAGTAAATGGAATTTTAGTAGTCTTAAACATAATATAAATGACATTGGTATTAAAATAGTAAAAAAATGTACTACAATTAAAG